TGGCGGGTTCTACAGGCTAACAATGGGCTACCTGATGAGGCTATTGTCTGCTTTGCTAATACCGGGAAAGAGGAAGAAGCTACCTTAGAGTTTGTCCGAGACTGCTCAGTAAACTGGAATGTGCCGATTCATTGGGTGGAATATCGGGCTGACGATCCTAAGTTTGCTGAGGTGACGTTTGAGACAGCCAGCAGAAACGGTGAGCCTTTTGAGCAGTTGATTGTTAAGAAGAAATATCTACCTAATCCTGTAACTCGGTTTTGCACCATTGAGCTAAAAATCAGGTCAATTCATAAGTTTCTGAAGGCTAAGGGTTGGAAGCATAACGAAAACATGGATTGGGTTGGGATTCGAGCAGACGAGCCTAGAAGGGCTGCAAAGATTGCTAGGGAGCGTACTCCGTTAGTAGCTGCTGGAATCACAGCGAAAGATGTAGGTGAGTTTTGGGCTTGGCAACCATTTGACCTAATGTTGCCAAATAACAATGGTAAGACGATGCATGGCAATTGCGATTTATGCTTTTTGAAGGGCTATCAGCAGACGTTAAGCCTAATCCAAGAAAAGCCAGAGAGGGCTATCTGGTGGGCTAGGATGGAAACTTTAGTTCAGACTAGCGATAAAACATTTGGATCAGGAGCTAGATTTCGGAAAGATCGTCCTAGTTATTCCGAGATGCACAAATATGTAGGACAACAAATCGATATGCTAGATGACTCAATTGATTGTTTTTGTGGAGATTGATATGAACGAGATAGATGATTCAGATTTGGCGCAATGCTGTGCTTGTGGCTACGTTGATGATTGGGTAGAGATTCCCGGCGGTCATTGTGCGGTAAGTGGCGAGAGTATGTATTACTGCCCTAGCTGCGATGAGGTGGATAATATGGCTGACTACGATCCTGAGAGAGCCAAGCGAATCGATGAGAAAAAGCGACAGAAAATACCTAGCTAAAGTGGCTGACTTTGGGTGCATAATCTGTTATAAAAATGGTTATTCCGGCACTCCAGCAGAGATTCACCATGTACGAGGTATGGGGCTAGGAATGGGAGTTCGGAACTCTCACGACAATGTTTTGCCTTTATGTCCTGAGCATCATCGAGGAAATACTGGCTATCATGGGTTAGGTCGTAAGGCTTTTGAACGTCGATATGGTGTGACTGAGGCAGAGCTTCAGGACGAACTGATGGAGTTGCTAAATGAAAAAGATGTCTAAGGCGCAAAAGAAGGTCGGCAAGGTTATGGGTGAGTACAAAGAAGGCACTCTCCATAGCGGTAAGGGTGGGCCAGTAGTTAAGAATCCTAAACAAGCCGTAGCTATCGCTCTTAGCGAGGCGGGTATGGCTAAGAAGGGTAAGAAATGAAGCCCGGACTCTACAGTAATATCCAAAAAAAGCGTGAGCGTATAGCCGAGGGTTCTGGCGAGAATATGCGTAAGCCGGGAACTAAGGGTGCGCCTACTGCTAAGGCTTTCAAAGAAGCGGCTAAAACTGCTAAGGGGAAGAAGAAATGATGAAGAACGGGAAGAAGATGTCCGACAAGGAATTGCTAAAGCAGTATCTTGAGGACGAGAAAGAGAAGAAAAAGAACGGTGTTAATGAGATAGAGATTGAAATCAAAATCCCTATGGGCAAAAAGAAGGGTAAAAATGGCAAAGACTGAGGCTTGGCAGCGTTCTGAGGGTAAGAACAAGAAGGGCGGTCTTAACGAAAAAGGTCGCAAGTCTTACGAAGCTGCTAATCCCGGTTCTAACCTAAAGGCTCCTGTGAAGTCGGGGGATAATCCTCGTCGAGCCAGTTTCCTAGCCCGTATGGGCAATATGCCGGGGCCAGAACGCAAGCCTAATGGTGAGCCTACTCGGTTACTCCTGAGCCTAAAGGCATGGGGAGCCAGTTCTAAGGCTGATGCTAAGGCAAAGGCTAAAGCCATTTCATCGCGAAATAAAAATAAGTAATGCGGTACACCTATGGTCTGGAGAACATCCGAGTCCGAGATTGGGGAGAGGGTGCAGACGTAAGGATAGGGTCATTTTGCTCGATTGGCGATAACGTCGAGATATTTATCGGTGGAAACCACAGGGTAGACTGGATAACGACTTACCCTTTCGGGCATATCCATGAAGAAGAATTTCCGCATCATGGTCAAGGACATCCAGCTACTAAGGGCGATGTTGTTATCGGGAATGATGTCTGGCTAGGATCGGGCTGCACGATTATGTCAGGGGTAACGATAGGCGATGGCGCTGTTGTTGCTGCGAAATCCGTCGTAACGAAAGATGTTCCTCCTTATGCAATAGTCGGTGGGAATCCGGCTAAGGTTATCAAGCTCCGGTTTACGTTGAGCCAGATAGAAAGGCTCCTAAAGAAACCTTGGTGGGAGCTACCAGACGAGCGTATACGCGATTTAATTCCGTTACTGTGTTCAGACAAGGTGGAGGAGCTAATTGCAGCCTGTAACGCTTAATTTAGGCTCTGGTAAGGATTGGCGAGAGGATTGCGTCAATGCCGATATTCAGCAGAGGACTAACCCGGATTGGTGGGTAGATATTTCTAAGGTGCATTTCGGGGCTAAGATTGATACCCGATGGGGATCGATGACGATACAGCCTGAGATGTTCGAGAAGATCATTGCTAACGATGTCTTAGAGCATATCCCTGACTTAGTTTCTGCGATGAAAAACTGCTATGACTTACTGAAGTCTGGTGGTGAGTTTCATATTAGCGTACCTTATGACCTGAGTTTAGGGGCATGGCAAGACCCGACTCATGTACGAGCGTTTAACGAGAATAGCTGGTTGTACTACACCGATTGGGCTTGGTATCTAGGTTGGGAAAAAGGATTTAAGCTCAAGGAATTGGCGTTTGACCTGTCAGAACTAGGTCAGAAGTTAATAACTAGACAACCAGACGATGAAGTAATTAGGACTCCGAGGGCTGTAGATAGCATGAGAGTCGTTTTATGCAAGCCATAGTCATTTGTCATGTAAGCAATCCGGGCATCTCGGTATTGCTGGAGAGCATCAAGGTATATGCACCTACCACCCCGATTTACGTTTATAGCGTTGACATTGCCAGAGGAGAGAGATTCCGACGAATCTTGCCCAATGTTATCGTCCGATCCAATACTGGTAGAAATTTTGGAGACTCATATAATGAAGCCATCAGCGATGTTTTTGGAAGGGTCGCAGTCGATTCATTGATTGTTGCTAACGATGATGTCGTTCTGAATCCGCAAACAATCGAGTTATTGGGTGAGGATAAACGGATTCTTGAGGAAAACGGACAGAAGATAGGCTTCTTAGGTGCAAGAAGCGACTACGTGTTGCCAGACCAGAACATTAGGTTTCCGGTACATGACGATAGGCAGCAAGGATTGTATTGGGCTAGTGAGGGTCAGATCAAGGAAACTCAGGTCATAGCACCAATATTTGCCACCATAACGAGAGAGGCTTGGAAGGTAGCCAAGTTTCCTAGCACGAATTGGTATTCAGATAATATAATCTGCCATGACCTGCAAGAAGCGGGTTACAGGCATTTCGTAAGCAGGGCGTATGTTCATCATGCTGGATCACAGACAGTAGGGATGGACTACAAGAAATGCCATGAGGAGCCGAGAGATTGGATTAAGGCTCACAGACCGGATGTGTACGAGGCTATCTATGGCTGACGGATTGTTATCAGGATTGACGAACTGGATAGACCAGCGAAAACAGGCTGCGAAGTCTAGTGTTGGGTTGTTGGCTGACAATCCGCAGGAATGGTTGACTCAGACCACGGCTAGATATTTGCCTACTAAGGCAGAGGAGCAGCAGTATCGTGCTGTTCAGCAAGCTGGTGGAGATATAACGCAGACTCCGTACTATCAAAAGTTATTTGATCTGGCTCAGTTCCAGAGCAGCATTAAGACTCCTAAAGTTGGATCGGGCTTGATGGCTGAAGCACAGCCGCAAATGTCAGAATTTGTGCCTAACGTTCCTGCCGGTGAGGAATTGGTTGTAATGCACAACCTTTCTGCAAAGAATTTACAGGCTGCTAACAAATTAGGTGGCTTACCAGTACCGTCGTTAGGTGTTGGTAAGACTTCTGTGCCATATGAAGGATTTGGCGATATTACTTTGATTGCACCTAAAGAGTTTGCTATCCCTAGTGCGAAGAATCCAGTTTATCGGGCTGATGCTTATACAAAGCGGTTTCCCGGAATAGATTATCAATTTGATAAAAAAGCAGGTAACGCTTTCCAAAATCAGTTTGCGACATTAAAAGATAAAGTACCAAAAAGCTATGAATATGATGTTGGTGAAGTCATGCAGAATTGGCGTGATAGAGATTATTCAACATTGTTTCAGTCAAAATTCCTTGAGGAAAAAGGAATGTTGCCAGAGAAGTCACAATTCAAAAGTGATTGGGAATTTGGTTCGGAAATCCGTACAAGAGTAGGTAAGCAATTTAATGAGTACAACAACTGGTTAGCCAATTTTGAAAATAGATTAGCTGAATCTGGTGCTGTTCCTACTGAAAAGCTATTTAAGGGATACACATATTCAGGTAAAAGACGTTATCAAGAAGCAACATTAGATAACATCGTTAAAGAAATGAAAGGTGGTGCTGCTACAGAAAACTGGCATTATGGTGCTGGTAATATCAGAGCAGCAGTTAGCCCGAAATTTAGAAAGTTATCAGAGATACAAGAGAGTAGAGGTTTGCTAACTGATAACAAAACAATGGGGAAAATTAAGGATCAGACTAGCGCAGCTTATGCTGATTTGACTGGAAGATTGAAGCAACTTAATCCAAAGTACGATGCTGATGATGCTTTGTTAGAGATAGCTCAGACAAAGAATATGAATGTTTTGGATCGGCAGTATGAAGCGGCTCCAGATGCACTAAAGGCAGACATAAGAGCGTTCCTAAACTCGTTTAAGGGTATGCCATCAGAGTTCTTTGAGATTAAGCCACAGAGGGCTGTAAAGCTGGAAGAATTCCGAGGAGCAATTATTCCTAAAGATACGCCTCAAAATGCTAGAGATATTCTTCAGCAAAGAGGTATCAGAGATGTTTACGAATACGCAACTCCAGAGGAACGTGCTAGTCTGATGCAAAGGTTTGGTAAAGAGATGTTTGTAGCGGCTCCAGTAGGAACAGGATTGTTAGAAGTTAAGCAAGAGAAGAAACCAAAGAAGTAAGCATGACATCCAAAGGATAATGCACAAATGGGAACAAATAACGTTAAAGAAACGCCAAAAATCGGAGAAGGACTAGCAGGTCCGGGTAGACCTAAGGGAGTGCCTAATAAGTCCACAGCGATTGTTAGAGAGGCTATTGCTAATCTACTAGAGCGTAATGCGCCTAACATGGACAAGTGGCTAAACGAGGTCGCAGCAGAAGACCCGTATAAGGCACTAGACCTAATGAACAAGCTATCTGAGTACCATATACCTAAGCTGGCTAGGACAGAGGTGACAGGTAAGGACGGGGAAGCTCAAGAGATGGTTATCAAGTGGGGTGGAAAGAAATGAGTTACACGCCGACAAACTGCCCTATGTGCAGCGCATTTCTGGTCAAGAGCAAGTGCCTACGCTGTGGGTATCAAGAGACTGCATGACCGAGATCGTCATTGAGTACGAGCCACGATCTCAGCAGCTAGAGATACATGATGCCATTGAGCAGCATCGTTTTACTGTGGTGGTTGCCCATCGTCGTATGGGAAAGACTGTTAGCGCAATCAATCATCTCATCAAGTCCGCTATCGAGTGCGACAAGCCAGACCCACGATTTGCCTACATTGCGCCTACTTACGGGCAAGCCAAGCGAGTAGCGTGGGATTACCTACAGAAGTACACCAGACCACTAGGAGCTACCTACAATGTCTCTGAGTTACGTGCTGATTTTTATGGGCGTAGGGTTAGTCTATATGGGTCTGATAATCCTGACAGTCTTAGGGGTCAGTATTTTGATGGCGTGGTTATCGACGAAGTTGGCGATCAGAACCCACGTATTTGGAACGAAATCATCCGACCTGCTCTTGCCGACCGTCGTGGGTGGGCTTGTTTCATTGGCACTCCTAAAGGCGCTAACCATTTCGCTGAACTAGCGGATAGAGCCAAGTCTGAGGAAGGCTGGCATTTCCTAGAGTTTAAGGCTAGTCAAACAGGCGTATTGCCTAACGAGGAACTGAAAGCAGCCTATCGAGAGATGGGTGAGGACAGGTATAACCAAGAGTTCGAGTGTTCCTTTAACGCAGCGGTTGAGGGGTCTTACTATGGCAAGCTCATTAACGATCTTGAGAGCAATGGTCGTATTAGCGACTTTCCTAACGATAGTCTGTGCCGTAGCTACGCTGCTTGGGATTTGGGTATGGGTGATTCGACTGCGATATGGGTTGCTCAACTGGCAGGGAAAGAAGTCCGACTTATTGACTGCATCGAGAATCATGGCGTAGGTCTGGACTGGTATGTGGGCTGGCTGAGGGATAACGGCTATGAGAAATATGAGCAAATCCTGCCCCATGACGTACAGGTTAGAGAACTCGGAACAGGCAAGAGTCGTAAGGAAGTGCTGGAGGAAGCTGGACTTAACATCAGGGTTGCTCCGAGACTTAGCGTTGCCGACGGGATACAGGCTGTGCGACGTATGTTGCCGAGATGCTGGTTCAATCCAAAGGTCAAGAACGGACTAGATGCGCTACGGAACTACCGTCGAGAGCATGATGAGCGTAGACAGATATTCTATGAGAAGCCTTTGCATGATTGGTCTAGCCATTACTCTGATGCCTTCCGTTACCTAGCCATAGGGCTTGACGAGACTGATTCCTCATGGCAGTCAGCATTGCCAATTTCGACGAAATGGATTGTATAATTAGCAAAATCTTAGGGGTTTGCTATGAAGATGGATCAAGGTGAAATCAAAAGTATCCTAGATAACGAGATTGATAACTCGATTGGATACATCGACACCGAAACGACCGACCAGAGGGCTAAGGCTCTCGAATACTATCTTCGTTATCCGTATGGCAACGAGGTAGAAGGCAGAAGCCAGATCGTAACTGGCGAGGTAGCAGAGGCTATCGATGGTGCTTTGCCTCAACTTATTCGGGTATTCACCACCACCGAGGATATTGTCAGTTTCGAGCCTCAGACTCCTGATGACGAGCAGTCAGCTAAACAAGCCACAGACTATTGTAATTGGGTCTTTTATCGTGAGAACGATGGGCTAATCATCCTGCATAACTGGTTCAAAGACGCGCTAATGGCAAAGGTTGGCGTAGTTAAAGCCTATTGGGATGCCAAGGAAGATGTTAACAAGGAAAGCTACAAGAATCTGACCGAGGATGAGTTAGCCATGTTGCTATCTGATCCTGCCATTGAGGTGACTAGCCAGAACGTCGAGTTGATCGATGGTGGCGTTGACCCGATGGGGGTGCCGATTCAGATTCCTTTGTATTCAGTCAAGGTCAAGAAGGTCAAGAAATACGGTTGCGTCAAGATTGAGAACGTACCACCTGAAGAATTCCTGATTAGCAAGTCGGCTAGAACGATTGAAGATAGCCCGTTTGTGGCTCATCGTAAGCTGATGACTCGTAGCGAACTAGCGGCTATGGGCTTTGATAAAGACATTATCGATGGCTTGCCTAGCTATGATGATCTCCAGTACACGACAGAGCGTATTGCTCGATTCAGTCAGGGTGAGCAGCCTGATGAGAACATTAGCCTTGACTACACGATGCAGGTGGTCGAGGTCTACGAGTGCTATATCCGCATTGACGTTAATGGCGATGGAATCGCTGAACTGCGGAAGATTACCTATTCTGGCAACGAAATCCTAGACGATGAGGAATGTGACCTAGTTCCATTTCATAGCCTCTGTCCTATCCCGATTCCGCATAAGTTCTTTGGTCAGTCGTTGGCAGACCGGACAATGGACATCCAGCTAATCAAGTCTACGGTAACGAGACAAATGCTGGATAACCTGTATCTAACGAACAATGCTCGTATTGGCGTGGTTGATGGTCAGGTGAACTTGGATGACGTTCTAAACGCTACTCCGGGTGGTGTAGTACGGATGAAAGCTCCGGGTGCTGTAATGCCGCTAGAGGTTCCGTCGGTAACGGCTCAGGCTTTCCCATTGCTTGAGTACATGGATCAGGTTCAGGCTAAACGTACAGGTGTTAGCGATCAGCAACAGGGTCTTGATCCTGACGTACTGAACAATGTTTCCGCTACAGCCATTGCTGCGATGATGAAGTCGAACTCTGGCAAGCTGGAGTTGATAGCGAGAATCTTTGCTGAGACAGGCGTAAAGTCGCTGTTTAAGGGGATTCTGCACCTATTGGGCAAGTATCAGGATACGGCAAAGATTGTCCGTATGCGTGGCAAGTTCGTAACGTTTGATCCGAGGACTTGGACTAACCAGTACGATGTCAGCATTAACGTGGGCCTTGGTTCAGGTGACCGTGAGCAGAAGTTAGCAATGTTGCAAATGATTCTAGCCAAGCAAGAGCAGATTCTGACTCAGTTCGGCCCATCAAATCCTCTGGTATCTGTGGCTCAGTATCGAGATACGTTGGCACGACTGATTGAATCGGCTGGTTTCAAGGATGCTAACGCTTTCCTTAACGAGATTACGCCAGAGATTAACGAGAAGTTGTCACAGCCACAGCCTCCTTCACCAGATCAGCAAGCAGAGGCTACTAAGATATTTGCTGAAGTAGAGCGAGAAAAGACCCAAGCTAAGAGCGAGATTGAGGCTGCTAAGTTGCAGCTAGAGCGTCAGTCGCTAGAGGCTGAATACACTCGCAAGGGTCTTGAGATGGCGATGAAAACCCGCCAGCAAGAAGCCGATATGAAGATTAAAGAGGCTGAGTTAGCGGTTAAACAACTACAGGCTATCTTAGCGATGGACTTGGCAGACGAGGAAACCCGCCAACGTCAGGCTGATATTGTCCTGAAGGCGATTAAAGAGCTAGGGAGTTTGACTTCATAATGGCTGGCTTACTATCTGACATCGTTGGGATGATTGACAGAGCCAAGCAGAGTGCTAAGGCTA